ATGGAAACTAAAATACTAGAAGAGATCCGGACCAAATTAGACCAGATTGACAAAAACACAAAACTAACTGCGACTCGCGCAAAACTGCTCTTTGACGTCGAGGATGTAGCTTTTCTTACCGGCTTCTCTGAAGAAACCATTTACCGTTGGATTCGCAACGGCCGACCTGTTGGCAAAAAGACAATCTACTTGAAACCAGCCTATGGCATCGCTGAGCGCGGTCACCGAATTTTTCCGGATGAATTAGATTACTTCCTTTCTCACTTCCCCCCAGCAAGGGTATAAGACAACCAGGCAACTGTATATTTTACAATAATTAGCCAGCGGCACAGATTTTAAAACTCACTCTGCGAGACACGGGTACCGTGTCACCGTTCAGCAGGCGAACGTACCGGCTGTGAGGTTTGCCAACACAGCGCATGACCCGTTTGCTGATGATATAATCCGGATTCACCAGATGGGATTTATGAACCCTTAAAAATTCATCCAGTCGGCTCGTAAACTCTAGCAAGGTTCTGGCGACCAGATAGGTTTTACCATCGGTGGTATAGATTCGGGAGTAGCCGCCATCGGCTTCAATGCGGGTTATCGTAGCTACAAAGACGAATGTTTTACGTTCGCCCGGCAGGACAATGAATTTATTCGACTCGACTACCGGCTTCTCGTGTCTGCGTAACAGGATGATTGGCGCGGTTAGCCAGTCGTAATTATTCGATCTCGTTGTATTCATGGGAAGGGTAGCCCGGTGGTTAGCCGGGCCATTCACAGCGTCACTATGTTTGTTTGTTTATTTTACGAAGGAGGTTTTATTGATCTGATAATCCCGGTGCAGGTCGTAAGTCTCCTCAAAAGTGGTCGGTAGCCGGGTGAACTCTTCCCAACCGTCAGCGTAGGTCGAAGAGTCTGAATCCTCACTTAACCGGATGTAGTCAACCAAATCCAGATCGTACAGCTCGAAATTCTCTTTCAGACTGTTGGCTACCGGATAAACCGAAACCGGGATTTTCTGAGCCTCCTGTTTATTGTGAGTCGAGAACAGAATCAAATGCGTAGCGTCGGAGAGGTAGGCAAAACGGGCTACTTTAGAAACCGACAGGCCGCAAATGTCCTTTGTGGTCATATCGACTAATTGAAAACTTAAAACCCGGTCCTGACGCATTAGTAGGGCGTAGATATTGTTCACTCCCATGTACCCGGCTTGATTATTTTTCGAGCGCAGGGCGCGAAACAGCGTTACCGCATCGGCTGGACATTTGATCGTTAAAGCCGTATAGTTGGGCGGGTAAACGTATTCGACCTTAAACTGAGGTAGCAGATTGAGAGCGTCGATGGACGGATGAGTGCCGAAGAACTGACTTACCGTCTGGGTGCTGGCGAAGGTTTCGTTATTCATTGTTCGACCCTCCTTTCTGGGTTTCAGGTGAACCGAAAACGAAGTCAGCCATTGTGTCCATTTCTGAAATAGAAAGCTGGCTCAGGGCGTGGTGAACCGCAGCGCGTTGCTGTAGCGGGGTGGTCTGGGTAAACTGGCTCTTGCCATCGACCACCCGAAGGCGTAAAAAAGAGATGGAGGGTGGGGTTTGCAAATCAGTAGTTGCAATACTCCCAGCGGATACGTACTTTCGTTCCGTGTTCATAGTTAATATCAGATTAGTTGTGACACTTACCCCTTCGCAAAGGCCTCAGAAACTAAAGCGTTGGGGTTTTTTATTGGATTTTGGCTTCCTTCATACAGTCCAGCGGGCAACCTCATCGGTACTCTATCGCCTTTTCTGATTTCTGCCGTTCCAGTGATATAAAGGTACGGAATGTTTCCATATATAGCAAATTTTTGGGTAAATAAATTTCTATTTATGGAAACTGATATTAAGTTTGATCTTAAGTGCTTCGGCTATTTTTTTTAAAGTCTGAACAGTCAGGTTCTGTCCGTTATTCTCATACTTACTTATTGTTGGCGTTCCGACACCCATTCTTTCGCCTAACTCCTTTTGAGTCAATCCTGCTTCTACCCGCGCTTGCTTTATGGCCTGACCTACTTCTTGTGCTATATCTGACATTGGCTTATCGATTTGAGGCAAATATAGAAGCGGTAAATGTAACTACCTCGCCAAACTTAATAAACGGCTTATAATACCTCGCGGGCGATAGCTCCCTCATCGAAAATATTCCGTAAAATACTTGCCTTACCTTTTGTTCCGTTACGGAACAATCCCTATCTTTATACTGTTAATCAATCACACAGCTATGAAGCGCAAAGATTTAGAAAAGATGATAACCCTGCATGAGAGTTATTACCGACGCGCCAAAGCTATGCTGGATGAACGTTATTTTGAATTGGAGGAACGGGGCGAAGAGATGAAATGGATTAAGGAGTACGCCAAACAAAAAACTATTATCGCATGGCTCAGGGAGCAAAAAGCGGATGATGAGTAACACCGGGGGTGAAAGCCCCACAACTATAAACAGCTATGGAAACTAAGACCAAGATTGATTTCGATGCGGAACTAGCCGAAATCCAGGCAGGGACACGGCAGACACTCGACTTTCTGAAAGTGAACGGCCATGAACTGATTCTGGATGAATGGTTGACCATTGCGGAGTACAGCAAAAAGTACGGCATGGATTCTCATGTCATTACCAACTGGATTCGACGCGGCACGATCCCCGCAGATTCCGTTGTCGAGATTCCGAAGTTTAATAATATCCGACTGGTTAAAGATCGGGCGTATCGGTAGACACTCCTTTTTGTTAAAAAGGCCATGAATGAGAAACTTTTCAATCTGCAATTCTAGCAGATTACCCAACAGTCCGCGGACATGAAAAAGGACATGCAACGGGGATTCGAGGAGATCAAGGATATGATTAAAGAGCAGGCCCGGAAGTAATCTGGGGCCGATCCGCTATATTTGCCCAGCGACGCTGGATAGCGTCAATTATGTTTGTTTGTAAAAGACCCGGCTGGTTTTACTGGCCGGGTCTTTCTTTTTGTACTGTATGTGGTGTACTCTAATGATAATGAGATAAATGCTATTTAATTATGGGAACTAAATTTTGACAGGTTTCAGTGTTGATCTCAAAATTTCTTAGCAATAACAGTAATTCCGAAGTGGATAGTACCCTTGGGACTTTGTCTGTAATCCAGTATTTTTTATCTAGTGTATGAATGTATTCACGAAATGGTGATACGCCAATTGGTAATATATAACTAAAAGGAGTGATGTCGTAATTTGTTCCAATTGGATGATTTGCAAGCCAGATTGCTTTCTTGTCAACGTCGGAAATAGATTTTTCTACAACGTTATTTTTCCTATATTCAATAGCCTTTTTATCTCCTCTATGACAAGCTATAGAATAAGAAACGGCTTTGCATTCAACTATTATTAGTACATCTTTTATGGCAACAGCATAGTCAATTTCTTTCTCGTTATCTTTCTCTTTATTTTTTTGCTTTTTATATGTACATAAGTTGCCATTAGTAGGAATTACTGTGGATTTGCCTAATATCTTCTCCAGCATATCACCCTTTTTTGTTTGATTTATTTTGACATCAAAATACATGTTCTTAAGTCTATCAAAAATCCATAGATAATCAATGATATAGCTGTCGTTACCAATTGGGAGAAAAACCGAATTAAAACCACCAAATTTTAGGCTTAAAATTTCCCTATTCTTTATTAGCTTCAAGTAATCAAATCCTTTCTCTAAATTTATACTAGTGACTTCTTCATGTGACATTTCATACATTTCTGAAATGGTTTCAGTCCTACTCTTGATATAGTCTAATAGAACTGATTTTGCAATAGGCCCTGAATAGCAATTGTTAAATATATTAATTAGATCCTTTATGCGTTTCTGGATTCTATCCTCTCTGGTTATTAATATTAGTGCTGCAATTATTACATAGATTGAGTCAGGTGAAAAGCCGAATTTTTCTATAAAACCATTTCTAAACAATTGATGCGCTTCTCTATAGGATTTTAATGGAAATACCGTTGGCATATAATTTGGTATATACGATGCAAATTCCGGCCCAAAGGCATCACCAAAAAGTAAACTGCGCATTGAATGTCGCTTATAGTTAATATTTAAGAAGTGAGCATTAGACTTTTCAATATAATCATCACCCACAAACACAGTTCCGGTCATTGAACTATTTTGAACCACATTAGCCAGTCTTTCATTGTAATTAATACTCAGTTCCTCCATTTCTCCTCTATTGATCCAAAACATACGATGAGGGTCATGGTTGACCAATAAAGAATAGCCTCTATTAATTGAACCAGTCGAAGAAGTACAACGCCATATTTCATATACAAGCTTACATAAATCATAATATTCTACGATATCATTCGCAGTTAAAGTGATAAATGCTAATGAGTACTTGAACTGCGCGATCAAATATCGCTCATACTCGAACTCTTTAATTGTTAAAATTCCACCTAAAATATTCTGTAAATGAACATTTTTAACTAAAGATACCTTATTGCACAAAGTTAACTTCCCGTACTTTTGAAATGCGGTATCTAGTATATTTTTGCACTCAAGGTTCTTGTGTTCCGATTCGTCGGCCCCCATAGTATTTACTTGAACACTTCTACTAAGGTGAAGCCAGTAAGCAATAGATTGATTAGAAATAATTTTCTTCAATTCCACTTCCACTAGTTGATAATACTCTTCAATTAATTTTGAAGCTTCCTCAGAATAATATTCTCCATCTTTGATTCGCTCCCAATATTTTTGACATATTGGATGATTATTTCGATTATATGAGCTGGAGACCTGGGTGCGGAGAAGCTGTATTACACGAGTATTGTATTCGTGGAATGGTTCTGATGAGATCATGAGGCTGATTAAGAGTTTCTTAAAATTAATATATGTTCAAAAATAGAGAAAAGTCTATAATTTACTTTTTATTGGTTTTGTACTTTTAGGTCAATTTCCCGATCAAGTATCCTCATATAAGCAAACGACAGATAAATGATCGGGAAAAAATCTCTAAATTTTCTTAGTGCGCTGGGCATACCTGGCACCAGCAACAAACATCGCCAGTGACATCCACGGGACGACCAGAAGGCCACTGGCCACCACTTATTCACGCCGATCAGTCTTCAGGCTTGATGTTGTACACAGTCCGTTCAATCTAGCTCCCCTTTCTGGAGTTGGTATGCCGGACCTGATCATAAATAATTAAGCTATTGATATACCGGCTAACACTGATCCCTTTTTCTCGGCAATAGGTCTGCACCTGCTTTTTCCGGGAAACCGGCATTATCAACCGAACATTTTCTGTCTCTTCCGCCCGTTTCAATGCCAGCGCCCGACCCGGTTTGTTGTAGTGAAATTTTTGCCGCGCGGCACTGACTTGTCGACGTTCTTCCGGAGTCGCTTTGTCGTAATACTTCCGCCAACTTCGGTATTCGATTCGTACCGCTACCGTAATCGATTCACCGTTTTGAACCCGTTCTAACGTCCGCTCGAAAGCTGTTGGCATTGTAAAGCCCTCCAAAGATAAATTTATACAAAACCCTAGTTGGAAAGAATTTAGAGAGCAATCAACGATATAGTGCATGTCCTGCCCGATTGATAATTGTTCACCCGATTCAGATAAAAATACCCATCCGCTATTTCGATGTCTCCAATTCGAACGTTTTTGAGACGGATTGGAAGATTTGGATTGAGAGTGGCCATATCGACCGGGCGCAAATACAGGGAAGGGACAAATACCCTAGGGCGCCGAAGGACCCGCTTTAAACCGCCGAAGTACCGCCCGATCAAAGGCACTTCACTAACTTGTCCAGGCACTGGGTCAAAAGCCAGCGAGAAGTTATTCTCATTGGTTACAATGGAATTTTCGCGCCGGGCAAACCAGCAACCGGTCAGCGTTACTGCGGCTGGCTTGATGTTACCGTTGATATCGAGAATCTGCGTAGCTACCTCGAACGTTTTCGTTGGTTCCACCAGAATAATTCGTGGACTGGTGGAGTTTTTATTGATCTGGATGGTATCTCCCCTGCCAGTGATCTTGCGCGTTTCAATCAGTAACGGTAAACCAAAATCACCTACCTGCCGGGTTGAGGGCAAAGTCGCCGAAAAGGGCAACTCAAAAAGGGCCGTTTCGGTTGACTGTGCCGTGTTTTCACAACGAATAACCCCATCTCCATACCCTTTGTCAACGCCGTCCTGTTCCTTGTATTTCACATAGTTTTTCTGGGCATACGGCTCGATCCGGAACTGAACTTCCGGCGCTTCACTTTCCTCAACCTTTGCCGACCAGTCAACTGCATTTACCCGGTTGTTGGTCAGATCGGTCAACTTGATTAACTCTACCGTTTTGCGCTGATTGTCAATATTAAACCACCCCGACATCTGGAACGCAATGGACTTTAGAAGCAGAGAGCATTTCAGATCGGGGAGGTTTCGGGCAACCAGCCAGTTATCGCCGGTATAAACTACCGGGTCAGGTTCAAAACTGGCAAAAGCCGTTTCACTCGTCTGGAATATTTTAAGTTTATATTCTGCAAACGTTGTTCGCTTACCCACCGTTAGCCTGATTTTTACCACATCCCCTTTTTTCAGTAAGACGGAAGTATCGACTTCGAGCCGGTCTCTTTTTTCCGCAAGAATACTAGTATTGTAAAGGGTTTTACTCCAGTACGCCTGGTGAACGTTTGCGCCGTTTACCTCCACAATTAACTTTAATTCGGGAGCGCCCAGTTCAACACGCGCTACAAATTCCTGATAGGCTACTACGCGGAGTCTCATATCGGTATCAGCAGTGTATTGATAGGTGACTGGATTGTAGTTATTTACCTTGCCGTCATAAAAAAACGGGTCGCGGTTGTCAATCGAAAACGGCTGAATGCGGTTCAATCGCCCAGTATTAACAAACTCAATGGTTGGTGCATCGACAAGCGTTACCCGAGCCCGGCGGGCATCCACCCAGTTTTGATCCCGGCTGACCGGCTCAGCTTCACAGAACGGCAACGCCATTGCCCTAAATAACGGATCGTCCAGCCAGGCACCTACTAGTTTGTAGCCTTGCTCAGCAACGGCTTGTGCGGCAAGTTCGCGGACAAAGACCGAGGGAAATAGGGTATCTTGGGGCACGATCCCCTCGCTGACGGTTCCATAATCTAAAATTGGGTAGCAGACCCCATCCGTGGCGCCAGCGCGCGCATTGATTTCGTCCAGCGTCCAGGGGTGATCCAGTCGGGAAAGCTCCAGATCCCGGATACTCTTTTCACTCAGACTGTCAAACAATGCCCGGTGCGTTTCGTAGATGACCACTTTCCAGCCCCCCCTGGAACGATTTGAGTTCCGCCCGGCCATCGAAAACGATTTCCTCCTCTTCAATGATCCGGGCGGGAACCAGTTTATAGGGATGCTGGCCACCGGCGTCCAACTGCTCGGCATTCTCCAGAAGTTTTTGAATAGCCAGTGTGTTGGGCAAATTGAACTGATTGGTATAACTCAACTCCAGCGAGTCCGGCGAGGTCAGGTCGTTTACCTGGTAATTGATTGCGTAATCGACCTCAGCGACCCATTGCCATCCAGCCGGGCCGTAAAAATATATTCCGTTTTCCATGAAACAGCTTATGTGAATTGTTGACAGTACGTTAAAGCATCTATATTCTTGAGCGATCTTTATAACTGATGGCCCAACGAATCGATCTCAGCTTCTGTTTTTGTTGGGCTAGATCGGCGAGATGCTGTTGCAGTTGTTGTTCAATCTCTTTTACCGAGACTCGGTATTCCTGGGCCGTAATACTTTTTCGCGTAAGCTCATTACTGAAGGATTCTTTTTGGTTGTTCAAATCATCGATCAGCCGGTTTAGATCGGAGATACGCTCTTCCGTAGTCACCTTATCTAATTTCATCTCAACAAGAGCTTCGTTCGTTTTTTCTGTTGCCATAATAAAATGTGTGGATATGTAAATTTTTAAATTGTCTTCGGACTTGACAGCTGGATGCTGCGGAACTTACCGGCTCCCTTTTTAGGCTTATTATACTTGGTGAACACCGCACCTCGAACGGCATCCATCGCGTGGTTATAATCATCGACCGGATCATTCGTTGCCTTTCCACCGGCCATGATCCACTGGTAGTTTTTAACTTCCCGAGCCAGGTTGCGACTCCTGCGCGTGTAGAACACCCGATACTCTTTCAGCTTGCTAATACCGGCATTGACTGAGCCAGGGCCTTTGTCGCAACCTGTAGCATTGATGCCCGGTAGCTTCTTACCATGGGCATCGTAGGTACCCCGGCGGAGTTCCTCCAAGGATTTGGGTTCGGCCTTGTCACAGATCGTTTCCCGACCCGGTGGTAATCCGGCGGCATGATAATACTGCAGCAGATCCTGATTGGTCAAACCAGTTTTATAGAACACCTCATCCAAATACAGCCGGTTACCGATCTTTCCAATCTTGATCAGGGCACTGGGGTGATTGCTGAACCCAAAGTCAAGCCCATGGAAATACACATCACAGGAGGGCATTTCATCGATCTCCGCCCAGTCGGGAAAAACCATGGCCTCCGGGGAGGGCTTGGGATCACCTTGGTACAATGCATTAAAGGTGATGGGCGAATCGGTGCGTTTCTTCTCCATGCGCTCCCGGCTGTGCTTTTCGGGCCACAGGGCAGCTCCCAGAGGTCGATCATCATAGGGCAGAATGTCAGCCGTGCGGAGGGCGGCAAAATTGAGCAAAATCCACCCATCCGGATTGACATCGGACCAATACCCATCCCGATCCAGAAAGCGGCCGGCTGGATCGTCCTCATCCCAACGAGTGGTGACATAGAGCATTTGTCCATCATTATCCAACCGGGCTTCGACGACCGATTCAATCCAATCCCAGGTTCTTTCCCGGATCGTCAATGATTTAGCTTCCTGGAGATCTTTGAGCAAATCGTCGAAGATGACTATATCCACCGGATCACCCGTCAGTGGGCCTTGTCGACCAACGGATTTCAATACTCCACCATTTCCCACAATATCGAACTCATCGGTAGTCCGGGTTGAAGCCGGGTCCTTGTGGCTTGCCAACCGAACACTGGGGAATAGATGTTTATAGCGGTCACTATCCATTCGTAGCTGAATCTCCCGGTTGAACTTCTTGGCTTTGGTGGCCGCGTAGGACAACACCGCAATTTTCCGGTTAGGGTTTTTCCCAAACAGGTACGGCGGTAAGTTCCGAGTCGATAATTCTGACTTCCCGTGTTGAGGGGGTGTCGTAATCATCAGCTTTTTGATGTGACCATCGGCGAAGCGTTGCAACCGATCGGCCATAACTGCATGAAACGGCTGCATTGAATAATCCGGTTTCAGGTACGGCACAAACCAGACGTAAGACCTTCGGGCTTGCTCCCGACGAATCTGTTCAATTTGAACCTGTTCAATCGTTAGTGGCTGCATGAGCTTTCTGTTGCAGTTCTGCCAATTTTTGTGTTAGCTGTTCATCGGTCAATTGGCTGAGGTCATTGGTATCAATTTTGCCGCTGTGGTGGTGCTCCACCTTGTCGCGCTAATGATTCGGCTGCCGGTTTTTCAGCCAGTTCAATGCCGCTCCAGCATCGGGTGGTACGTGCTTGGTGACGACCTTCGTAACGTTTAATAATCCCTTGTTAAAGCTGCCTGTTGCGGAGTCGAGTGGTGCCTTTCCTTCGCGGGTAATCTCGTGGTAGTCGAACCCAATACAGCGTTTGTAAAAGGCTTCGGCGACCTTAGCGTCAGCTATTTTTTTTCCTTCCTGGACTGACCGTAAAAATTCGGGATACTGTTTCTTCCAGTTTTCAATTGTCTTTTCCGATACCTCAAAGGCTTCGGCTAAATCCCGATCGGTCGAGCCTTCCAGTAAACAGAGTTGCCGGGCGATAGTGGCATATTCCGACTTATACTTGGAAGGTGCTCCCCGTGGTCTTTGTTCTTCGATTTCTTTCATGATTTCGTGTGGTGTGGATATAAAACAATTAGGAAGGCTGTTGAACAACGGTAAGCGTTAATTCCTGATCCCCTTCGCTGGAATGAAAATGATTATAGCGGCCAATCAGGGAGACGACGTAAGCCAGGGCATCGTAGAGGACCGCTATGGTGTATTCGTTGATCCAGGTGGGATGCCGGATCACCACCGCAAAGGTGCCAAAGCCCGTCGGAAAAAAATGTTGCTCGTAATACCTGAGCTCACCGTCCAATTCGCTCAGGGCTTCCAAAAGCGCTTTCTCGGTTTCTATGACCTGAACTATATTGACGATAGTGAGAGTTAAGGTCTGGTCTTTTTTTTCTACAGAAGACGTTGTTACCTCTTTAGTTACGGGTTCTGGTAATTCTTCCGGATACCGTTTATGAAACACCTGTGTTGTGTACGCTTTTAGTGCAGGCTGACTCGGTTCCATTATCAGATGAACCAGATAGATTTCGATTTCCAGTGTATACTTACCGGTCTGGTTCTGGCAGAGGTCTTCAGCAAAACGAAAGGCCTGACGGCGGGCGGTTAACAGATCCGGGTGAGAAAAGACCTGCTGATTGGTTTCAAACTCATGCGGCCGGTGTGGAGCGTCCCAGCGAACCAAGTAGCCTAAATTTTCGGTAGTCGTGTTGATCATGGTGTGTTGTGGTATAAAAAACGTTACTACTAGCTAGTTTTAAAAAGGGACATCCGGAAAGGGAGTCGAGCCGACGCGGTTAGTCGGCGCATCGTAATATGTAAGCAAAGGATAATCCTCATCCGTAGGCATCCCATTACGCCATTTGGGCAGGTGGATCTCCAGCGTTTGGGGAGTAATAATGATGCTGCTCTTATCGTAAGAAAGACCGTACTTATGCGGCCTAAACAACATCATTACTCCATCACTGTCCTGTTCGATCTGGCCACTTTCGCGCAAATCCGAGAGTTTAGGACGTTTCTTCCAGCCTTCACGTTTCTCATGATCCCGGTTCAATTGTGCCAGCGCTAGTACAGCGATATCCATTTCCTGAGCCATTTCCTTACAAGTCGAGCTGATGTCGGAAACTCGCTCATAGCGGTTCTTAACCAGACTATGTTTAACGAGCTGCAGGTAATCGATCACCAGCAGCTTAATGCCGTGCCTGCGCTTCCATTCGGAGGCCTGATATTTAAGTTGGACCAGTTCGATGGGTTTGTCCCAAATGTGCAATGGCGCTCCGGAGAGCTTCGTTACGGCTTGATTAATCCGGCGATAGTCTAAGCCCTTACCCCGATCAAGTTCGAAATTGCTATAACCCGTTTCGGCGGCAACAAACCGCCCCAGGATCTCGGAACCTTTCATTTCAAGCGTACACAATCCTACGGCATTCCCTGCTTGTAGAATCTGATGTTTGATGATGTGTCCTGCAATTGCCGTTTTACCAATACCCGTACCGGCTGCCAGCACGTAAAAGCCTCCCGATTTCAGGCCATTCGTCTGCTCGTCGAGCGTTTGGATGCCCGTTAATAGCCCGGAATACGGCCCTTCACGCTTTACTTTTCCATCCAAATCATTCAAAAATAATTTTAGATGATCATTAACAGTTGGACGCTTCATCGATTGAATGGCCCCCATAATATTGTCAATATCGCCGTCAACGCGTTCCAGCAGTTGCAGGGCATCAGTCGTTGGATCGGCGGACATCCGAATCATTCGCTGCCCGTATTGCCCTAAAAATCTTTTCACGGCCAGTTCATAGAGGAACAGACATTTCGGCGTCAGATCAAAATAGCCGCCTTTTTCAACAACCGGCATTAGTCCGATCGTATCGTGACCGTTTTTTTGAAGCCATTGTTTAGCGGCCAGAAAATCACACTCCTGTCCCTGGCTATACAGATGGGCAATGGCCTGGTAAACGTGTTGATGAAACTCTTTGTAAAAGATGGCCGACTTTTGAATATAGCGAAGCAGCTCACCCGCTTTATCGGGAGTCGTCAGCACACTGCCCAACACGGCCGCTTCTAGTTCTAAGTCGACGTTGATCAGATGAGTCGATGTGGTGATGTTGTTCATCGCAGCGTAGGTTTAGCAGTGGGTGTCGGGGCAACCGTTAATCCATTGAGGTGAGATCCGGACGACCGGCTCTGTTTTTTCTCCACTTCATCAATTACCCAATTATGAATGGCCCCATAGTCGGACTTGTAGCTTTTGCCATGAGAAAGCTTGTAGTTTGAAAGCTTGTCCAGACAGCGGTCGGCGAAGTCTTTGCCAAATTCTTTTTCGAGTTTATCATACTCGGACTGTTGCAGGTATACATTTTCCCGAAAAGCGATTTTATCCTTATTGACAGATGTATTCTTGTTTTTAGGTTTATTGTTTATTAGTTTATTATTAATAGGTGCGGTAGAGGTATCAGTAGCGGTATTGTTGAGGTGCAAAAATGCACCACTATTTTCCGACTGAGGTGCAGGAGAGGTAACGGTAGCGGTGCATTTTTGCACCTCAGCTTTTAGCCACTCACTCAAGTTAAAGCTGGCAGGTGCATACTCGTTACGACCCGGTTTATACGTTATCAGGTCCTGCCCGGTTAACCACCGCAATGCCTCATAGTACATCCGCTTGGAGCATCGGACTTTGTTGATCAACCGGTCAAATTCAACAGCTGTTTCCCGCCAGCCATTTCGGTTACAACTATCAACAACGGCCAGAAAGACGGAGCCATACTCAGACTTATAGCCGGGTAAATAGGGTACCACTTCCCAGAACCAATTCATCAGACGGATATAATTGATAACCTCACTCATAGTATGCCGGAACAAACCGCTTCCGGCCAACGGATTACAGGTCAACGTATCCTAATCAATGATCGGATGAACTGGCAGGTGGGGAATGAGTAATTAAGGGAAGGGCTAAAGCGCTAGTTGGCGAACTGTTTAGCAGACGGTGAATGAACGCCCTGCCTTTTTCCGTCCAGACCAAGTAATGCCGGGTCCGGCTTTTCCTTTCTTTATTGGTGTAGACATGCGTTCGGGAAGAAGACAAGCCCTTATTTTGATACGGGGCGTAAAGAATATATTGACCGTCGTGATAATACTGCACCCGACGCTGAACCAGAAGTTGATTGAGTTGCTTTGCCGATAGACCGAGTTCTTTGGCGATAATCGTTGTGGTGATATCGTCGACGCTGGCCAGGACTTTATCGGCATATGCTGCTTTTGGCCGTAGCTGAGCATTCTCCAGAAGTAATTGCTCCTTCTCTTCTTCAGCCTGCAGGATCATTAACGCCAGTTCTTTCCGGCTATACTCCTTGCTCGATACCTCAACTTTGCCGGTCCGTAGAAGTTCAGCCACCCATTCATCGCATTGAACCGCAAAGTCGACATCAAGCCATCGGGCCAATACAACGATCAGTTTCTGGTGAATCCAGGTGGATGGGTTTGAACCTCCTCTTCGGGTTTGGATCAAAGTGAGATTTTCACACTTTGCCTGAGATGCCTGTATATACCGCTGAGAATCAGGTAGCCTTATCCAATCAATCGGCCGCTTTTCAAACGGCTTGCACATTCCGGTTGCATTCGCATACACCTCGTGATTGATTATTTCGAACTCAATCGGGTTCCCTTTGTATTTTTTTATTTGGGAATGGCGTATTCCTGAAGCTAATGACGGAGTATAATTTAGAAATGGTATCATGACACCTTACGCCCTCCGCTGCGCGATGTTTTATGGCGACTGACAAACTGTTCCTCAGCTAATTGTTCTACTTCAACAGTCTGCACACGTCGATTGCTCTGTAACCAATGAGCAATTGTCTGATCGTGAATTAATAATCGCTTACCTATTTTTGTTACGCCTGGAATTTCATTATTAGCAAATTTTTGACGTAACGTGGAATCAGGTACACTTGAAAAGTACTTAGCCTTACATCTTTTATAGTCGATGTATTCCGGGTCTGTTCCAGCAGAATGTTGTTGAATAAAAAGGAAATAACGTCGAAACTCTATACCAATGGCTTCGGCAATTAGAGCTTGTAACTGTGATTCAGGGGTTACTACGATTTTGTTTTCCATGTCTATCTTGTTATTGACATGGGCAAAGGAAGTGGATTGCCATTCTCTCCATTCTTTCCATTCTATAAATGGAATGGAAAGAATGAAAAAGTAATTGCCAAGCCATTTACATTTTTTTGACTGGTATCATTTTCTCTAGCTCATTTTTGGCCATGAGCTGAACCTCATTCACTTTGTTAAACATACCCGCATCCTTTCCCATTTCAAGCCCAGGAAAATAGCTATTGAGCAGCGGAACTAGCATTTTATAGTAAATAGGCTTTAACCATCCTTTTCTTTCTAATACAGTGATCCAAACTACAGCTACTGATTTGTGACCACGGTATTTTGCTATCCACTCACTATTTGAATTAACTACAGGTTTATCAATTTTTGACAAAAATGCTGTAGCTGCAGATAAGTCTTTAGGATCTTTGAAGATATCAGCAAGCTTTCGAAACTCAGGAACCGACAATTGGCTACTCGGCTTCTCATTTCTCATTACTTCTCTCTGTGTAGATAATCTTTCAAACTGTCCATTCGGAGTTTTTAATACTTTCGTTTCTGCTTGGCGTTGCGTAATTACAATGTCATTAAGAATTGAAAGCGCTTCTAATTTCTCAAGCTCTTTAATTGATTGCCTAACCTTAGTTAATACTCTCTCTTCAAAAAAACGGTCAATAGAAATATCTCTCCCTATATATGCAAGCTTTAGCTTACCCGCTGCATCTAAATAGGAGCAATTAATTATCTTTTCTTGATTTGCTTGACTTTCAAGAAATAATTGTAGAAAATCTAGATTCTCCTTTATCTCAACAATTGATATGGAGGCAATGATTTTTCGATTTATATCTTGAACACAATTCCACCGATTAAAAAAATCTAAACCTTCATTGTACATCCTTGGTCTTGAAGGTAAACCATTTATCGATTCTTGATGGGCATCTTTAAATTCTTGAGGATATTTATCATAGCGTTTCTTTGCTTGAATATATTTATCAAGATTGTTATCTGATCCAGTAATACGAATGCCTTTGAAGCGTACTTTGATAGTATTAATAATCAATTTTACTGCTTCCATGGTTAAGATTTCCATTATAAATTATTGAAAGCCTCATCAATCAAATCATTATCAAACGAAGCCAGATAGGTCTGTGTTACCGCTTCCGTTTTATGTCCCATTGCCTCCGAAATAACAGCCGTAGTAACTCCAGAATGTTTTAGCGCCGTAGCAAAAGAGTGCCGGGCTACGTAGGTGGTTAAAAGCGTTGTTATCCCCACAGCTTCAGCGATATCTTTCAAACCCGCATTGATGTGTCCCATAACTTTGTTGCAACGGTTATGAATCTGAACCGGTGTTTTATGGAGAGCCTCGTTAAGAATCGGAAAAATATACCCGTTGCCTTTTTCACCAGTCGCTGAGCGGTACCGTTCCAAAATGGCCAATGAAGATGCCACTAGCCTGAAAGAAAACCGCCCTCCAGTTTTTTGACGGATATAGCCCAATCGCTGGTTCCCGTTAATCTCAGAAGATATGTTAGACCAGCGTAGGGCAGCGATATCTACAAAGTTGATCCCTCCGCCGTAGTATGAGAAGAGAAAAACATCTTTGGCAAGTTGTAGCTTTAGTAAATCGTATGTAGTTGCTCCTTCTGGCTCATAGGCTTCAATTTTCCGGATGTCGGCCCGACTAATCGCCCGCTTGGTCGTCGAGGTATCAAATTTGCCGATATGGAATTTGTGCTTTTCGGCCGAATTACGAGCAAACGGATAATGTTCGGCTTTTGCATAGCCGTTGGCAATGGCTTTATTAAGTACAGCCCGGAGCGTCCTGAATTTTACGGATAATGTAATTTCAGTTAGGCCGCTCTTCCGCATGAACGTTTCCCAACCGTTGCAGAACTTGACATTTACCTGTTCAAAAGAAACATCTTCTTTCTTATACTGAGCCTGGATATACTTGGTCAATTGTAACCGTATTTCTCGATACACTTTCCGGTTACCTACCTGGCCCATCTGAAGCATTTCGCTGGCCAGATAGTCCATGTATGCCAGCAGCTGAAATTGAAGGGTGATTTTCCGTTCTTCACTAACTTTAGTAGCCACGGCTTTGACATCGTGAACCTCATCGGCGATCGCCAGACTATTGGCAGCCTCACTGTAACGCTTTAGCCATATTTTTAAAGTCTCTTCCAGTAAGTCCCGCTCTTTCTGGGGGTAACTTCGACGAACTTCCCCTTTATCATCATTCCAGTAGCGAGGATGAAGGCTCATGCCGGTGGAGATCCACCGGTTCTTACGATTTTTGGTAATCCGAACCACAAATGGATGACTCCCATCACTGAGGGTTTTATGCTTATAATAAACAATCTTGACGGTAGCTTTACCTTCTTTATGCTCGGTAGTTCGCGACAT